GCACGCAGTGCATCATCACCATCTCTTCTCTTAGAGAAGAGAACCTCTACCAGAAGGGGGCTTCGTAGCCTTTGGGAAACCCAATTACACGATCACGAGATGTTACTACTTCCTTTGGGAAGAGTACATCACGTTCTTGGCGAACGTATAGCAATTCTGCTATCGTCGACATGGACTTTTCGTCCTCGTCTACTTGGGGTAACCTCAAGGGGACACAGGTTACTGTGTCGGAGGGGCACCCTTGGCGTTCGCGTGATAAGCGAATGCTGGGGGACGTTGGAGGAGATTTCTTTACTCAGCGTAAGTATGTGCGGGGGAAATCCCAGCCCATACGGCTGACTAATGACGTCTCGTTCGCCAATGCTGGAAGGATCATCACTGATCATTCCCGCTATGACGGACCTATCGCTCCAACTAATCCTGCAAATCTGCTGTTTCCGCCCGCAAATAACTCGTCTAACGGCGTGTTAAATACGGTCGGAGCTACAGCAATTGCGAGATGCAAGCCCACGAACTCAGTTGCTAACCTCACCACTGCCTTAACCGAGCTCTATCACGAGGGAATTCCCAAAGCGATAGGTGCTAGGTTCTGGCAGTCCCGAACTCTAAGCGCCCGCAATGCGGGCGATGAGTATCTCAACTTAGAGTTTGGGTGGAAACCACTTGTCGGTGACATTCGCAGTCTTGCGAATGCCGTCGCAAATGCTGATGCCTTATTGGCACAGTACGAGCGAGATGCCGGCAAAGTGGTTAGGCGGAGGTACAACTTCCCTACGAATAGTTCGCGTTCCACCGAAGTGTTTGCTGCCAATGTGCGGCCGTATGTTACGACCACGCAGGGCACCTACACCAAGGCGGAACCGAACTTAGGGAGTGTGATTAGAACCCGTGAGACGGTTCTACGTCAGTGGTTTTCTGGAGCGTTTACGTACTACCTTCCGACCGGATACGACTCCCGGTCATCGGCAGCGCGTAGTGCGCTCTTGGCCAAGAAGATTCTAGGCCTATCATTGACGCCAGACATTGTCTGGAATCTCACCCCTTGGAGCTGGGCTGTCGACTGGTTTTCCAATACTGGAGATGTCATTTCGAATCTCACTGATTGGGCGACCGATGGTCTCGTTCTGAGGTATGGGTACGTGATGGAACATACCATCACTTCTGATACCTATACCTACTCTGGCAATACCGGTCTTATTGACGGTAACGTCAGAGTCCCTCCGCTAACCTTGGTCACTGAGACTAAGATTAGGCGTAGGGCGAACCCCTTCGGGTTTGGCATTACCTGGGACGGCTTGTCACCGCGCCAGCTTGCCATAACTGCGGCTCTGGGTTTAACCCGGTAGTCGTAGCAGCATTAACACTGCGTAAAACACCGGTTCTCTCACGAGAGCCAGAAGGAGCACAGCCTGTATGTCGTTTGCTGATCCGCAGTCCGTCACCATCTCGGGTACCACGACGAGCTTGCCCCGAACGTCTGTGGGGCAGAACCTGTCTGAGTACACGAGTGGCGATGGGCTTATCAAGCTCTCTGCCTCGTCCGCCTATGGGCGGAGGACTCGGCGAGTTTTGCGGCTCGACCATTCCAAGATCACCTCGGATCCGTTTAAGCCGGCGGAGAACACGAAGGTTTCGATGAGTAACTACATCGTCTTCGACGTGCCCGTCGCCGGCTATACGGCCACCGAGGCCCTCGCTGTCTACACTGGGTTTAAGACCCAGTTTACGGCGGCCACCGACGCGCTCATCTCCAAGCTTCTTGGAGGTGAGTCGTAGAGGGTGGCACCGCAGACGAAGCTTAGGATTTTCCTGTTTTATTGGATTGTCCTTTGGCTTCTTACGTGGTGGGATTTCGCGTCATGAGACTTACCATCAAACTCATCTTGATGATGTGGATGATTTGGTGGCTCATAACGTGGTTGGATATGGTCCACTTCGACATCCAAATTTACACTCCGTAAATCTGGACTAGAAGTGAGCATGCAGCTGCAGGCTCAGGATAGTTCACCCTAATCAAGGGGGTCTATGAAAAGCCTGCTGATGCTCTGGCAGAAGGTAGCGGAAGAATCCGCTACTAGATGTTGCACATGCGCCACCATGGACCTCAAAACGGTCCATGAACGCGTCAAACATGAGGGGTTATCGTTCTTGACGATAACCCTGTCGAACTTTGGAAAGGACTTCGAAAAAAGTCTTGACCAAGGTTTCGTCGACAGTCGTCTTTTCGCCGGATTCCGGCGGAAAGCAGGTCTCCCCCGATTTCTCGGAGGTTTCCTGTGTCGTGTGTTTGACGGCAACACTGG